AGCCTGATGGAGTGCATCCCCATTGTCGATGCGCTGTCTGCTGATGGTGCTTTGTACACCGCGGACGTGCCTGGCGTGACGGAGCTTCACAATGGCATGCTGCTGACGATCATCCCTGAGATCAACAGCGCAACAAAAACCCCCGCGCTGAACGTCAACGGCCTTGGCGGGAAGATGATCCGCCTGGCTCTGAGCTTCAATACTGCCGCCGTTGCCACTCCGAGGCTGGAAAACTACTTCTCCGCAGGTAGGCCCATCACGCTGCAGTATGATGCCACCTACCAGAACGGTGTCGGCATCTGGAAGACGTTCGGCAAGCAGAAAACCAGCGCGCAAGACCTCTATGGTGCCGTTCCGATTGAGAGCGGCGGCACCGGTGCAACCACGGCTAAGGAGGCCCGCGAGGAGCTGGAAATCACCCTGGAGAACCTGGGCGACATCATCATCGCCGAGAGCACCCCGGAGACCGTGACCGACGGCATGTGGTATCTCATCAAGTCGGAGGTGTAAGCCATGGCCGAGCTCAAAGTGACGCATGATGACTTCGCGCTGTTCTCGACCTGGCGCGTTGTAACGGGAAGCAACGGCGTGAAGGAAATCACCGAAGGGCCGAGCTGGTCAGCCAAAACCGTCAATTTTGCATACAAGATTCCGGCTGGTGCGAAGCTGCTCGGGGCGCATGTGCATTCTGTGTGGAGCTACCCGACATCGGGCTTCTATGCGAAGACGATGAACGAGAAATGGGTGCCGGATACTGGCATTGTAGACGTGGAGATCGACCAGGAGGCAACGTCCTTCGAGGCTCTCTTCCGCTTCCGGGCCAACGGCAACACCACCTCAACAGGCTACACCACGGCAGAGACGAAGATCACCGAGGTCTATCTGCTGATCGAATACAAGCTGAACGGCATCATCTACCGCGCCGTGAGCGGGGAACTCGTTCCCTATCAGCTTTATCGCGCCGAGGACGGCGTGCTCGTACCCTATCAAATCCAGCACGCCGAGGACGGTGCTCTCGCGCCGTATGGCGGATAAGGGAGGATGTTTCTCGTGACTGTATACCAATGGCTCTGCCTGCTGGGCATTCCGGCTCTGCTGGCAGCAGCGGTCAAGTATCTTCTCAACCAGATCAAGGGCGTGCGCCTGGGCGTTCAGGCCCTTCTGCGCGCGCAGATGATCGCCGAATATAACAAATGGGAGGAACGGGGCTATGCTCCGATCTACGCCCGGCAGAACTTCGAGAACTGCTGGGCTCAATACCATTCGCTGGGTGCCAACGGCGTGATGGATGACCTCCATCAGAAATTCCTGGCACTTCCTACCGAACCACCTGAAAAGAAAGGGGAATGACATCATGAAGGAACAGTTTGTGAAGTGGATCAAGGCCGCGGGTGTCCGCGCCATCAAGACCGTCGCCCAGACCGCCGTGGCGACCATCGGCACCTCTGCCGTGATGGGCGAGGTCAATTGGGTCATGGTCGGCAGCGCTGCGCTGCTGTCCGGCATCCTGTCCCTGCTGACCAGCGTGGCGGGCCTTCCTGAGCTGGAAACCGGGAAAATCGAATAAAAGGGAGGCGGAGCAATCCGCCTCTTTTTTTGTTGTATCAATCAATACATCAAAACATCAAAAAATACATCAAGTTGAACATTTGAAGCGTCAAAACTTCAACTTGATGTAAAAAAACCGCGTTTTTTTCCACGATTGGAGGAATGAACATGCTGAAAATCATCAAGGCATATTTTACGAAGCATCCGTGTTATGCCACGAAGAAAAGGAGAAGCATCAAGCCCAAGGGGGCGATGCTGCACTGCACGGGGGCTGTCAACCGGGAGCTGCGCCGCTATGTGGACGCAGAGGGGCACCTGGGCCGCAACCAGTACAACAACCACTGGAACAAGGAAACGGCCACAAAAAGCGTGCACGCATTCATCGGCTACGACAAGGATGACAACGTGACCGTTGCTGAGACCTTGCCTCACGATGTGGCATGCTGGGGCTGCGGCGCTGGCTCAAAGGGCAGCTACAACTACGACCCGCACGCCTATCTCCAAATGGAAATCTGCCAGGGCAGCAACGATGATGCTGACTACTACTGGAAGGCGATCACGGTTGCGGAGGAATACTGCGCGCACCTGTGCAAGCTGTACGGCTGGAGCGCTGCCCGCATCACCAGCCACGCCGAAGCCCACAAAGCCGGTTATGCATCCAACCATGGCGACCCTGGCAACTGGATGAAGCACTTCGGCGATAGTATGGACAGGTTCCGCGCTCGCGTTGCGGCACGTCTGAAAGGCACAGAAACGGCCCCTGACGCTCCCGTGGCGAAGGATGAACAAATACCCGCCCCGGAGGTTGGAGGGGCCACAGCGGGCGAATCTGGCGGAAATTCGGATGCACAATCCAGCAAGGAGGTCTACAAGATGAAAACGTTGAAGAATGGCAGCAAGGGGACGCAGGTGCGCGTGCTCCAATGGCGATTGAATGACATGGGATTCGACTGCGGCGCGATTGACGGCATTTTCGGCGCGAAAACCAAGAAGGCCGTGGAGGCGTGCCAGCGCGCGAACAGCCTGGAGGACGACGGCATCGCAGGCCCGAAAACGTGGGCTGTGCTGATGAAATAACATAAGAAATCAGTCAACTACCAGTCAAGTAAATCAAGAAAGTCAGTCAAGAACACAACAAAAGGGAGAGGCTTCGTGCCTCTCCCTTTTTTGCGTTTATTCAGCAGGCGCAGATCAGCCCGACCACGACCGCCAATACTCCGGCAATTAGGTACTCAACCCACCAGGGGGTGTCCTCAGTCGTGCGGGTCTCCTTGTGGGTGATCCTGTACATCCGGGTGTAGTATTCGGCGCTGGTCATGGTGCTGTCCTTTCTGCCCGCGTACAAGGCCCACGGGCGGGCTGGTCGCTTTATTCTCCGATCTTGTTGATGGCTTCCATGAGTTCGTGCTTGATGTCGCGGCGGCACCACTTGTCATCGGAGCAGAGCCAGATGATCGTGACCAGCTCGTCGATGGGGGCCTTCATGTCGTTTGCGTAGAACAGCTTGGCGTATTGTTCGTTCGTGCCGTGGGTGAACCAGTTGTGCTTGATGCAGAGTGCGCGGAGATCGTAGGTGGTGAGGCGGGCGGTGGTGTTCATGGTGTATACTTCCTTTCTTGTCGGTGGGGGTTACAGCTTCATCAGCACGGCGGGCTTGATTTCTTTTTCGCCGGTTCGGAAATCGGTGAACCGGGTCTTCACGGTGGTCAGCCCGGCCAGCTTGCAGCCCAGCTTTTCAAACTCTGCCAGCGTTTCGAGCAGGCTGGAGAAGGTGCTGCTGATGGTGAACTCGCGGATGCCGTATTCCCGGCAGGCTTCAACGATGGGGGCAATATCTGTGTTCCAGATCACCTCGGAGAAGTTCAGCAGGTCGCTTTCGGCTTCCTGGCTGTCCCGGTACGCCCAGAACATGGTGGGGTTGATGCCGATGTCGCGGATGTCTTTCACCTGGCTGGCGATGGCGGTTTCAAAGGCTTCGATCTTCTGCATGGTGTTGCTTCCTTTCATCCCGGCGGGCTTCTGTCCCTTGCCCTTCCGGCTGATTGTATTATACCCCATTGGGGGATAAAAGTCAAGGAGGAATTTGCAATTTTTTGAACTTTTTTTCAAAAGAAAAACCAGGGCATCAGCCCTGGCCTGTGTCTTGCTTTTTGAACAGCGGATCATGCTGCACCCGGTAGGCGATCAGCTCCACCACATATACCGGACAGCTCCGCTCACCAATTTCCCATTTCTGCAGGGATTTCAAGGGGATGTTCAGCGCCTTGCAGAACTGCGACTGAGACATGCCCACGCTCTTGCGTATGTCCTTGATGTTCATGCTGTTTCCTCCTTTCCGCCCGCAGGAAGGCGGTTTTTTTGTTGGTTAAGGGTCTTTTGAATCACGCGTAAAGTGGAGCCATACGCACCGTCAAATTCGCAATATATCCGAATATCACTTGTCAAGCAAGCCTCCGGGTCATCAAAGTCAACGCCTATTTTTCTGCAATAATTATCCACCTCAACACATGCAGACAGTAGCTTCTGCGAGAGTATGCGCCGCTTTTCTAACATCCTTATGACGTATTTGGGAACAGTTTTCATCGTTGATCCTTTCTGCCCGGATTGGCCGCCGGGCTCGGCATGTTCTTACATAGCTGCTGCGATGGCTTCATAGTGAGCTTGCAGTGCTCTGTGCGTTTGAACGACATTGCTATCTTCGCCAAAGTCCCACACTTCCCGCTGGATCGTTTTTTCGAGGTTTGCGGCTTTATCCGTGAATCGGGCTTTGACTTCGGCCATGTTCGCGATCTGGACGACTTCGATTTCGGCATGCTGGGCGTTCCAAGAATTAGCCTCTGCGGTCTTTCTCCTATCACTGACAAAAGAATGGATGGGCCAGAAGCAGATGCAGTAGACTGTCGTGCTGATCTTTCCGTTTTTGCCGATCTTGTGCAGGCTATAATCAGAACCAGACCAGGAAGGGTCACCGGGAGAGTTGTCCACGAAATAGAGGCCGTTGTCGTGCTTGAAATAAGCTCCGCTTACCCTGACGATCATGCCAGTTTTGATCTCGATGCCGTTTTTGTCCTTCATGATGTTCCGTCCTTTCTGCGGGGTTATACCGCCCCGCCCGGTGGAAAATTCTAATTTACCAGATTTCCTTGATCGTTTCAGAAATCTTCTGAGCTTCTTCCAACGTTGCAGCATACATCCAGTAGCCATTTCCACGAATCTTATAGTTCATCACCACGTTATTGATCATGATTTTGGTTCCCATCTTAATGATCTGTCCGCGCTTGTACATTGTTCTTGCATCCTTTCTTTCGTTGGAGTGTGTTGGTGGGGGAGGCGTGGTAGGTTACCTTTCGCATCGTGCTTTCCGCTTGAACCTCGTGAGGCGGGCGGGGCTATCCGCATTCTGTTTTATCCTTCACGCCAGGAGGCTTTGTTTGCCCTCCTTACATTATGTATTATACCCCATCGGGGGATAATTGTCAAGGGGTAAAATGCAGAAAATTCAGATAATTACAGAGAAATTTACATAAAATTCGCATAAAAAGAGCCGAGGGGTATTGCACCCCTTGGCTCCCTTGTGCTATTCTTTGATACGCTTGTACAGCTGCTCCTTCGTGATGTGCCCTTCAAGGTACATATCAAGCAGCTTTTCTTCGCGGGCCTTTTTCGCGGCTTCCTGCTCCGCGAATTCCTGGCGGCGCTGCTCGTTGCGCTCTTTGATCTGATCCATCAGCGCCAACTTTTCCTTGGTAGTCATGCGTTTCTTTTCCATAGTGTACACCTCCTTTCGGTGTGTACATCATAGGGAAGTGTGTGAACCTACATACCCATGATGTACACATTGTACCTGCGCCCTCACAGCAGCAGGTCAATATGCAGCCGGAACCGCGTCTGGCGGCGCTTCCGCTCAATAAATTCATAGTCGATCCGACGGACAATCGCCTTCATGAGGCGGTTTTTTTGTTCCGCTGAAAGCGAATCATCGCGCAGACCTTCGACGGCATCCTGCAGCTTGATGATCTTGTCCTGGTAGTCGATCTCCTTCGGGAGGTTCTGCTTGGCTTCGTATATCTTCGACCGCAATTCCTCCATCTGGGCATGCAGGGCCTTGTTCCGTTTGAGGAAGGTTTCCTCGGAATAGGTTCCGCTTTCCAGCAGATCGTGCTGCCGTTCTTCCTTGGCATGCAATTCATCCATTTCCTTGTTCATCTTTTCGAGCTGCTTCTTCTGGATACTGGCGGCCTTGCCCTCGTCGTTGGTCAGCTTGACCTCCAGTTCTGGCAGCTGCTCCATTTCCAGTGCATAGGCCACGGCCTCCACGACCTCGCGCAGCTTCGCGGAGTTCGCGTTGCAGCCGCTCCGGTTCCGGCACTCGACACGGGTCTCGGCGTGCTTGTAGGGGTGCTGCGCCATCGCGCGCCCGCACTTCTGGCACCATAGCAAGCCTGCCAGCGGATTCTGCAGCGGCATGTCCCACTTCGCCCGCGGGTTATTGTCCATCTTCTCCTGGGCAGCCTCGAACAGCTCCAACGGCACGATGCCCTTGTGCTTGCCCTTGGCGACGATCACTTCATCCTCTGCCTGGCGCACGGAATGGGCGACGACCTGGCCGTTCTCGACCGTCTTTTCGGTGCGGTATGCGCCGAAGACTACCAGCCCGATATAGTGCCGATTCTTCAGCATGGCCCGGATTGACGACTTCTCCCACACCTTGCTCCGGTAGGGCTTGATGCCCAGGCTGTCAAAATGGCGCGCAATCTGGAGATAGGTCTTGCCCTCATTGACGTACATCTCGAAGGCCATCAGCACTGCGGGTGCCATATCGTTCGCTTCGAGCGTGCTGTCCCCGTCCGCGTCAACGATCTTGTTGAAGCCGAAGGGCGGGATGTTGCCGATGTAGCAGCCACGCTTCACGGCGGCGATCCGGCCACGCAGCAGGATTTCCTTCGTGTATTCGAGGAAGTCACCGCCGCGCATCAGCTCTTGCTCGAAGAACTTCCGCTGCATCTTATTGGTGAGATCATAGGTCATGTTCAGCGTGACGACCTCAGTTTTTGAGTACCGGAAGGCGTTGACAACTTTTCCGCAGTCTTCCAGATCACCACGGGAAAGACGCTGCGGCTCAACGACAAGCACACCTTTGAGCTTCGGGTTCTCGATCATGGCGAGCACCTTGTTCATTTCCGGCCTTTCGGCGATAGTTTCACCGGAAACGACTTCGCGGAAAATGCAGTGCTCCGGGATTCTCCCTCCAAGCTCGCGTTCTGCATATTCCTGCAGTTGTATTTCGTGCTTGGCAAGGACTTCTTCGACAGATTCGTGCGGGTTGTCGGCCCGTGATTTACGCAAGTAGATGATGTATGCTTCATCCGATAATACGTTGACTGGCATGATGTCTTTCCTCCTGTGTGTGATTGCAACATAGTTTCAAAGTATAGTTGCAATGTTTGCTGGCAATGTTGAAAGTTTCACCCCCTTTATATAGAATGTTTTGCGTTTTTTGAAGCATCACCCCCTTTAAGGTCGCTCCTTGTCTTTCCGTGTCGGCTGGCTCCGATCCGGCCCATAGCTGGTGTATTCTACCGAGGGAAAAGTTACCATTGATTTTTGAATTGCCATGTTTTACGATATTTTCAGAACATTTCCAAGAACACATGTTCCGCCCCGGTTTATTATGAAAGGAGAGCACGTCCCCATGAAAGAAAAGCACATATCAGAAATCACGCAATTCCTCGAAAAACTGAGCGAAAGCCAACTCCTGTACATACTCACTTTCATACGGAAAATGTTCGGAAGCAATTAGGCTTCCGTTTTTGTTTTTGCCAGGCTGTGAACCAGGTCTTTGACGATCTGCTTCTCAGCATCGCCCAGCTTCCTGAAATCATCAAATATATCATTGATGTCTTCATCCATTACCATCTCAAAGTGCCGCTCGGCCATTTCCACCGGGCTGACCGCTATGGCCTGTTTGTCCCACCCCATCAAATACTGCGGTGTGGTTTGCAGGGCCTCAGCAATCGGCTCCAGGATGTCGAGCGGCATATTCTCGATCTCCCCCTTTTCATATCTGTATATCGTTGCTCTGTTTTTCCCTAATCGGGTACCCAGCTCGTCGGCGGTCATGCATAGCTCTTTCCGGCGGGCTTTTATTCGTTCACCTATTTTCAATGCTCCACCTCCTCCCTATATTTGGATTCACCATGAATTATACAACCGTTTTCGCGTTTTCGCAACTTTTCGGCCCAAAAATACATAAAAAATTCGCGTCAAGTGCGAAAAACCTATTGACAATACTTTTCGTCAGTGCTAAACTACAGTTAGTCGCATGGCATGCGACAAAATGTGAGAAAGGAGCGATTGCATGAACATCAACAAGCTGAGAGGCAAGCTGGTGGAGCATGAGATCACAGTCGAAATGCTGGCTGCCGCCCTGGGCTACCATCCGTCCACGATGTACAGGAAGCTCGACCAGCCTGAGAAAATCACCATCGGCGACGCTGCGAAGATCAGGAAACGCGTGCCGATGACCGATACAGAAGCCTATGATATTTTTTTAGCCTAAAAGTCGCATGACATGCGACAATGGAAGGAGGCAGCCCATGACCATCAAAGAAAAGCTGGCCCTGATGGCCGAGATCAAGAAGCTGAACGACAAGCGGGTGCAGGAGTACCTGAAGGCCCGGAAGCAGGGGTGATCTGATGGAGCAGCCCCGAACCAATACATATGTTTACGGCAACGTTGAAATCGTTGTTCATAGGCCGGGCCTTGACGATAAGGAGCGCCAGAAGCGCGAGGAAGCGCTGCGGCGGGCTGTCATGGCCTTCGGCAAGGAAACCATGCGAAGGGCGGTGACCAAGGATGGCACGATGGCCCCAGTACACGGATGACCCCGTGGCGGACTACGACGCATATGACCGAGCGCAGGCAGAGGAAATGAAACGCCTGCCGATCTGCTGCGAATGCGGGCACCGCATCGAGGATGAACGCTGCTGGCTATTCGGCGACGAACCGATGTGCGACGAGTGCGCGGAGCAATACCGCAAGTGGACTGCGGATTTGATGGAGTGACACATGAGCAGATTTCGTGAGGAAGAAAAGAAGCAGTTCGTCAAGATGGTGGATTCCCTCTGCGGACGGTATTCCCGGTGGGAGATATGGAAAGACATGATCTGGCTGTTTGCGACCACGATCTCGAACGCCGTCGATCCCCGGCACCGCGAAAAGCGCGAGAAGATGTACCTTGACATCGCCAAGCATTACAGCAAGGAGGAAATGGACACCTTCGTGGAGCTGTTCGCGCATCTGACCATGAGCCTTGAAAACGGAGGTCATCGTGACTTCCTGGGCGAGGTGTTCATGGAGCTTGGCCTGGGCAACGATTCGGGAGGCCAGTTCTTCACTCCATACGACGTGTGCAAGATGATGGCGAAAATCACCTTGTCGGACGTGATGGAGCAGGTCGATCAGCGTGGATGGATTTCCGTGAATGACCCGGCCTGTGGCGCGGGCGCAACGCTTGTCGCTGCTGCCGACATCATGTACAACGACCTGCATCTCAACTACCAGACGAGCTGCATGTTCACGGCACAGGATATTGACTACACAACCGGCCTGATGTGCTACATCCAGATGTCCCTGTTCGGGATGCCCGGATATGTGCACATCGGCAACACGCTGACAGACCCCATGACCGGGCACGTCCTGTTCGCCGACGGCGGGGAGAACACATGGTACACGCCGATGTACTTTGCAACCCCGTGGGAAATGCGCAGGCAGGCCGTGCGGATGAAGGCCTTCTTCCAAGGCCTGGAGCAAGGTGTCAAGGAGCACGCGCCGGAGGCTTGGCCCGAACCTGCAGCGCCGCCAGAACCCGCGGAGCCTGAACCGGTGATCATCCAGGTCACGGAGAAGAAGACGAAGAAGCCCGCCAAGAAGACCAAGCCTGAGCAGATCACGCTCTGGGAGGTGTTGTCATGAGTATCACATTGAGTCGCACCGACTGCCTCAGAAGCATGGAGCGCATACCTGACGGCAGCATCGACATGATCCTGTGCGACCTGCCGTATGGCGTAACCAGAAACAACTGGGACAGCGTACTCCCCCTTGATGTCCTGTGGCATGAATACAAGCGGATCATCAAGCCGAACGGGGCGATCTGCCTGTTCGCTGACGGGCTGTTCATGGCCAAGCTCATGCTATCCGAGCCTCGGCTGTGGCGGTACAACCTGGTGTGGGACAAGGTTCTCACCTCCGGGTTCCTAAATGCAAACAAGATGCCGCTTCGCCGGACTGAGGAAGTCTGCGTCTTCTACAAAATGCAGCCGACCTATAATCCGCAGAAAACGGAGGGGGCCAGGAATCACAGCAAGGGGCGTGCAGCCGGGAAAGACATTGCCGATTCAGGGATGGCGAACCATAACTACGGCTCTTATGCCGTGGTTGACAACTCAGCAGAGCAGGGCTGCATGAAGCATCCGACGAGCCTGCTGACATTCCAGAAGACACACCCTGCAAAGGCTTTCCACCCAACCGAAAAGCCCGTCGCGCTCCTGGAATGGCTGATCCGTACATACACCAATCCTGATGAAACGGTACTCGACAACTGCATGGGCAGCGGCAGCACCGGCGTGGCCTGCGTGAACACCGGGCGCTCCTTCATCGGGATGGAGCTTGACCGGGGCTATTACGAGATAGCCAGCAAGCGAATCAATGAAGCACTACAAAAGAAAGGATGAAGAAGAATGCAACGCTTTGATGTGAAGGCTGCGATGAACCTGAAAGCCTGCCGGGACAGGCTAACCAAGCAGCAATACAAGACCCTGAAAGGCCAGATTCTTGCTGGCGATTCCGATGGGGCCATGAAGGGCCTGCGGAGGCTGCTGAGCAATGGCCGCTGAGATGATCGTCCTCGGCTCCCATGAGGAATGGCTGAAGAACCGCCTGCGCGGCATCGGCGGCAGCGAGATTTCTGCCATCATCGGCCAGAATCCCTACATGGACAACATCACCCTCTGGGAGTACAAGACCGGCAGGAAGAAGCCGGAGGATATTTCCGACAAGCCCTATGTGCAGTATGGCACACAAGCCGAGATGCACCTTCGCGGGCTGTTCCGGCTGGATTTTCCACAGTACCGTGTGGACTATGTGGAAAACAATAGCTGGACGAATCCCCGCTATCCGTGGGCGCAGGCCTCGCTGGACGGTTGGTTGACCGATCAGAATGGCCGCCGCGGGGTGCTGGAAATCAAGACCACGGAAATCCTGCAATCAATGCAGAAGGAGCGCTGGAATCAGCAGATTCCCATGAACTACTACTGCCAGGTGCTTTTCTACATGGCGGTGGTTGAGGCTGATTTCGCCGTACTCAAAGCCCAGCTCAAGACGATGTTTGACGGTGTTCCCTACCTTCAAACGAAGCACTACACCATCGAGCGGGCCGATGTCCAGGATGACATCGACTACATGATGGCAAAGGGCGCGGAGTTCTGGGAGTACGTGAAAAGGGACGAAAGGCCGCCGCTGGTGCTGCCGGATGTCCTTTGAATAATACATAAGGAGGCTACTAATGGAACTGAAAATGACCCCCTACCAAGTCCCGAAGGCCATCAGCTGGAACTACGAGGAGCTGAAGGCGAAGCTGGTCGCGAAGGCTGAGGCGTATGCGAACATCGCCTACACCGACGATCAGGTCAAGATCGCCAAGGCAGACCGCGCCAACCTAAACCGGCTGAAGAAGGCGCTGAACGATGAACGCATCCGGCAGGAGCGGGAGTACATGCAGCCCTTCGCGGTGTTCAAGTCGCAGATCAATGAGGTCATTGGCATCATCGACAAGCCCATCGAAGCCATTGACCGCCAGGTGAAAGCGTTCGAGGAGAAGCAGAAGGCCGAAAAGCAGGAGACGATCCTCGCATACTGGCAGGGCACCGGCGCGCCTGAATGGCTGCGCAGCATCAAGCCCGCCTGGCTGAATGCATCCTACTCCATGAAGACCATTGTGGCGGAGATCGACGCGATCATCGAGCAGACGGAAAAAGACCTCGCTGTGATCCGCGAAATGCCCGCCTACGCCTTCGAGGCCGAGGAGTATTACAAGAATACGCAGAGCCTTGCGGAGGCCGTCAGAGAGGCCCACAGGCTCCAGGAAATGGCCCTGCGCAAGGCCGCGCATGAGGCCCAGCAGGCCGCTCCGGTAACTGTCCGGCAATTCCAGACGGTTGAGCCGACACCCGCTGCCGAGCCTGAGCGCGAGTGGATTTCCTTCCGCGCCCTGCTGACCCCGGACGACGCGAAGGCCCTGAAAATCTTCTGTCAGCAGCGTGGCATCAAGATTGAAGCACTTTGAAAGGAGGTGTGACCATGACGACTGCTGTGATGATCACCGCTATCATCTGCGGCACGATTGTTGCGCTGGCGCTGATCTTCGTGCTGGCGGCCTACCTTGGCAGCAAAATGAAGAAGTAAACGAAAGGATGATGAAAAATGGCAGTACAGAACAGATTGGCGAAAGTGGAGCAGCCCCAGGAAAGGGGCCTGACGGAATTTGATGTCAGCGGCCAGATGGTGAAGCTGAGCCCGAACCTAGTGCGCTCGTACCTGGTCAACGGCGGCGGCCAGGTGAGCGACCAGGAAGTGATGATGTTCATTTCACTGTGCAAGTACCAGAAGCTCAACCCCTTCCTGCGGGAGGCGTACCTGATCAAGTATGGCGACAAGCAGCCTGCGACGATGGTCGTCGGCAAGGAGACCTACATGAAGCGCGCCATGCGCAATCCGGCCTATGCGGGCCTGGAGGCGGGCGTGGTCGTGCTGATGGAAAACGGCCTGATGGACAACCGCGTCGGCAGCATCGTGCTGGAAGGTGAAACGCTGGTCGGCGGCTGGGCGAAGGTATACGTCAAGGGCTGGCAGGTTCCGTTGATGATGACTGTTTCCTTCGACGAGTATGTTGGCCGCAAGAGCAACGGCGAAGTCAACCAGCAGTGGAGCACGAAGCCTGCCTCCATGATCCGCAAGGTCGCCGTGGTGCAGGCGCTCCGCGAGGCCTTCCCGGAAGACCTGGGCGGCATGTACACGGCGGAGGAGCGCAACGTTGGCGATCTGCCGGAGGACATCATCACGGCACCCGTCGAGCCTGATGGGGATGCCGTAAAGTATCCGGCGGATGCTATCCCTGACGAGCCGGTCGAGGAACCGAAGCCCGCTCCGAAGTCCGCGATCTCCACGGAAGTCAGCAAGAAGGACGACGCGAGGGCTGCGCTGTTCGGTAAGTAATAGAAAGGAATAAAGAGTCATGGAAAAGATCGAACTCAAAGAACTGGTTGGCGGCGCGCTGCAGGAGCAGTTCGCGAAGTCGTTTGAGAAGGTTGTCGAAAACCTCCAGAACCCGAACACCCCGTACAAGAACAGCCGCGAAATCATCATCAAGCTGAAGTTCACCCAGAACGAAAAGCGCGACGACGTGAAGTGCGGCATCCTTGTGGCTGAGAAGCTGGCACCGCAGTCCCCGATGGAAACCAGCTTCGTCATCG